CAGTTCTCAACACAGAACAACGGGTCATTTGTCGAATGATGGGATGCGACAGTTCCCATTTTCCCTTGACACTGGAAATATTATTTCGTTAGATAATTACTCATGTGTCAGTTGCCTTGCCGGAGATCCGCTTAGCAACACTTTACATCTTCCCCTGTGCCATTTTCTGGATGGCCTGCAAAGCCTTACGGGGCCGAGCTCGAGTTTCGTTTATGCGTTACGACAAGTTTACGATTCAGGTTGGAATACCGCCGTGATTTCACGTATGCCAAGTGCGGGTGTGCGTGCCCTCTAAGTTAGAGGGGTTAAGCAGGGATAGGGATGTTTAGTGTGTGTTTTGGGATGTGAAGGAAGAAACAGCTGATATGTGGGGAGCTAAGGAGCGTTTTAGTTTTATTCCAGCGGGTGGATGAGAAGTTGGGAGAGAAATCGACCGCACTGGGGCCTGAACTTGCCCTATACCAACCTCACCAAACCCCCCTGGGGAAATGTCCACGGTGCCACCTTACGGTGGTTCCACTCTTTTCATCGTGAGTGCAACGACGGTACTTCCATTTAATATTGCCGAGCGGATCCATGAAACCGCTGAGCGATTGCGAGTGACAAATTGCGACTGTGCCTAACGGCATTGGCGCGACGGTTAAAATTGCACAACAATAAAGTAATCCAGGCCTGAGGCCAATGAATGACAACCATTCGATCAAACGTCCAGAAAAAGAGGGCGCACGAGGAGGAAATAAAAAGAGAAAAGGTGATCCCCGACCCAAGATATGGGTTGAGAAGAAGGGGAATGGAGCTGGCGGGGGCCAGCCGAAGAGGAGGGAGGAGTCTGTGCGAGATGCCGCATGGTACACAGAGAAGAACGCAAAGCTCACGTTCTTACTCAACGAAGGCTCCATCTCTGAACCAAGAAAACGAGAGTTATCAGCTCAGTACGAGACCAATTTGTACGAGTTACACAAGCTCAAACAGCGTAATGCCATGGTTCAGGAACCCAGAATGCCCGATAAGCAACCAGAATTGCCTCCCCCGGCAGTTGCTAGATCGGTTGAGCCGAGCGCGAAAACTGCGGCGCGCAAAGACAAAGGGGGACCGCGAAAACAGGGGACAAGAGCTGCAACTCGTAAGAGCGCAGTTGAGAAGTCGCTCATCAATTCAGAAGCGAAAGCAAAAGGGATTGATGATGCGAGACAGGACAGAGTTGAATTTGCTAGGCAGGACGTACAATCCGCCAATGCTATTTTAGACAACCTGCTGCAGCAACAGGCGGCCCCGAAACCAGAGGAAGAGGACGAAGACACGTCCGAAGAGGAGGAATCCGTCGAGCCCAAGGCTCCGGAAACCACGGCCGACAAATGGCTAAGTGACCTGTACCGATGCGATTGGTTAGGGCCCCATTCCAAATTCACTTTTTGGGAAGGTAGGGCCTATCACCTCACAACCATCGCCGCTAGGCTTATTTTGGCTACTCTACTCTGGTTGGTACTATGTTCTTTTATTTGCAATAGCCTTCAAGGAATTGCCTACACTTACTTGTCTGCTCACGATGCAGACCTCACTAGAGCCAAAGCTCTTGAATGTTTTGTGGGTAAATATGATCAGGGTAGGTCCTATTGGACATTGGGCGGCGGACTAACAAAATTGGACGTCAAACCTGGTGATCCTTACTATGATCATTTCTATGATAGCTCAGGTTCTGCAATTAAAGGGGCAAAGAATATACCGACTCAGCGCATAATGGAGTCCATCCGGAAGTTACGTCAATCTTCCGCCAATGCGTTGACAGCCTATAATTGGATTTCAAACCTTTCGACTTTTTTGTACCAAGGAAAGTATCTCACTGGCGAGGCTTTCTTTTTCATAATTCTCTTCTTCTTATGGGGAAAAATATATCACTCAGACACTGTCAAACACAGTTACCACAATGTTGAATATTTTGACCCTAAAACATGGAGAGCTTGTGATAAAGACGCACCAGGAGCAGTTACTGCGGATTATTTCAACACGGCCAGAGACATGCGCAATGATGTCTCAGCTCGTTCCAAGAAGGAGCATGAGCCGCTATATTTCGCGTACACACGCCATGAAGAGCATTGGTGGTACATTGGAGTTGGGAGGATGAAAGTACCAGTCTTCCGCCACATTAAAAAGGTCCCGAACGTAAAGTTGTCGTCTATGGAATTAGTCTTTCAGATATGTCATCCCTTCAATATGGAGTGGACAGCCCCAGAAGATATCTGTATAGACAGAATGACAAAGACGAAGAACACGACTCAGTCAATTAACATAAACAAACAGCTCATCATTACTAAGCAGGATGTTTTTGAGAATTCCAGAGCGATCTCTCTGGGTTTCTTTTACGGCTTGCGTCAGGACCACTCTAAGTCGGCTTTTCAGCTGGCCCCAGAACTAAAAGCGGCATACCAATTCGACTTTTTGCATACGGATACCGTAGACACGAGGTGCCTTTACCTGATGACCCAGATATCAGGCCTGGCACGCGCATATCGAAGTTACGTACATATGGGGCAGACACTCGTAAGCCTGTGTCTGTTTCTTTGGGCGTACATGTAAAAGGTGCGAGTCTTCCACACGCCGATCCTTCGTGTGGAGAGACGATGCGTTCTGGGGTCAGAAAGCGTTTTGCCATCAAAACGCCAACGCCTAAACCAGGAAAGCTTGACCGACTTGGAGAGTTTGTCGACAAGTGGCTCCAACAAAACCTCACTCCATTAGCGCCCGATTCGGACACGACAGTAGAACATTGGCTTTCTCAAACCAATTACCCAGCATACCGTCGAGCCGAGCTTTTGGACAAAAATGACAAAATTACGAACGACATGGATACGAAGTTGTTTCGGGTGAAATCTTTCATGAAGGATGAGTGCTATCCTGAATATAAGCACGCTAGAGCTATAAATTCCAGAACCGATGAATTTAAGACTCTGGTTGGACCTACCTTCAAATTAATCGAGAAAGAGCTTTTCGAGCTCCCTTGGTTCATCAAGAAGATCCCTGTGAAAGACAGACCCAACTACATCATGGAACGATTATACAGACCAAATGGCAAGTATTATGCTACCGACTATACCGCTTTTGAGGCACATTTCACTAAACCTGTTATGGATGCTTGCGAGAATAGGCTGTACAAATACATGACTCAACACCTCCCTAACCACAAAAAATTTATGTGGTACATTGATAATGTTATAGGTGGGAGGAATGTTTGTGACTTCAAACATTTGACTGTAGAAATTGATGCCACCCGGATGTCTGGCGAAATGAACACTTCTTTAGGGAACGGGTTCTCCAACTTGATGTTATTTCTTTTTATGGCACACGAGAAAGGTTGCACAAATGTGACCGGTGTTGTCGAAGGAGATGACGGCCTTTTTGTGTTGGAAGGACCAGGAATAACCGAAGAAGATGCAAAAGAATGCGGATTCTTTCTCAAAATAGAAAGTCATCTGAGCATTGCAACAGCCAGCTTCTGTGGAATTATATTTGATGAAGAAGATAGAAACAACTTAACGAATCCTCTAGCCGAGTTAGTAAACTTCGGATGGACAACTGGGCAGTATGCTAGGTCTAAGCGAGCACGACATCTCGAATTACTTAGATCAAAAGCGCTTTCACTGTTTTACCAATATCCCGGGTGTCCTGTCCTCTCCTCGTTAGCCAATTATGCGCTTAGGTGCACTATTGGATACAAAGCCAAATTAAAGTTCTTTAGGAACATGTGGGAGAGAGAGCAGTTTATAGAAGCTCTTAAGTTTAAAGACGAAGCGATAGTCAGGCCCGTAGGTAACGGCTCAAGGCTCTTGGTAGAAGAGCTATTTGGTCTCAGCGTTACTGATCAATTGCGGACAGAAGCGTATTTAGATTCCTTGGATACAATACAGGAACTAGACATGCCATGGCTTGAATGGAACTATCACAAACATTGGAAACATTATGCTGACAATTATTTGGCATATACCGATGGTAGATTCAAGGCTGACTACAAAGAGAGACACGAAATGTCGATCCATTCATGGACCTTCACGAGAGCGTGCTAAACACACGCGAAGGTCGGACCCAGTGAGGTCCCTGCAACAGGCTGTTAGGCCGGGGAAGATGAGCGTTCCCCCAGATGTGAGCTAGTCCGGTCTGAGACTATAAACGGGCC